TAGCCAATCTCTCCCGCGTACTGGTTTGTAAGTACTCGGTCGGCTCTTTGGTATATGTGCGGCTCTAATCCTTTTCTAAAGGTCTGGCGTGCTGTCTCGTGCTGCATATTTGGATAATAGCCGTGTATGTCGCATTGCAATACGTTAAAATTCTTGCCGTACTTCCTATACATAGCCCTTAAGTACTTTTTAAGTGTCTCTCTGGCTAAGTCTGTGCCTTTTCCTTTCTGACAGGCTACGTTAGTATTTATAAAGCCCTTTGTCATTTGCGGATATATCGCATTATCGTTTA